CGGCATCCAGAAGAAACTCGGCAAGGCGCTGGACACCGAAGTCGCCCAGTTGTGCGGGCTGGTCGAGGAGATCGGCGAGTTCCTCAAGCGTCGGCCGCTGCAGGCAACGCCGTATGCGGTGTGGGTCAAAACAGCCAACGAACCGATCTACGCCGCCGATCATCTGGCCGAGCAGCGTGCGTTCACGAGTGTGCTAAGCGTGACTTACAGGGCGCTGAAATGATCCGCTTCGAGATCAAGCAGTTGTTCTTCGACAGCCCGAAGGTCGTGCGGGCGGTGGATCGAACGACACGGCGGGTGCTCTCGAAGTTCGGCGCGTTCGTGCGGCGGACGGCGCGCAGCAGCATTCGCAAACGCAAGCGGATCAGTGAGCCGGGTTCGCCGCCGAGCAGTCACACGGGCCTGCTGAAGAAGTTCATCTTCTTCGGCTACGACCCGGCGCAGCGCAGCGTGGTGATCGGCCCCGAACGGCTCAGCCAGAAGGGACGCGGCGAAGCCCCGCACCTGCTGGAGTACGGCGGCACAGGCACGGTCGAGCGGCGAGGCAACCCCCGGAAGCGCAGACGGGCGAAGGTGCGGGCGAGGCCCTTCATGGGACCGGCCTTCGAGAAGGAAGAACCCAAGCTGGCCGCCATGTGGGCCGGCAGCATTCGATAGGAGAATCAAACCATGGCGACATACGTATTGGGCATGAACGCCGGGCTGTACCAGGGCGCGGCAGGCTCCACCACGCCATCGAGCATGAGCGAGGTGGATAACGTCCGTGACGTGACGCTGTCCCTCGAAGCCGGCGAAGCGGATATCACCACACGGGGCAACTCCGGCTGGCGGGCGACAGCTCCGACGCTGCGGGAGTGCACCGTCGAGTTCCAGATGGTCTGGCGGCCGGGTGACGCGGTCTTCGACGCGATCAAGAATGCGTTCCTGTCGGCTGGCACCGTCGCCTTGGCGGTGCTGGACCAGAAGGCTTCGATCAGCGGCGCGCAAGGCCCGCTGGGCGACTTCTCGATCACGAACTTCAGCCGCAATGAGGCCCTCGAAGAGGCCACCGTCGCCGACGTGACGGCCAAGCTTGCGGTCTTTGTCGAATGGCATGAGGTGGCCTGATGAATCAAAGAGAAACTCGGCGTGGACCTGCTTCAGCCCGAAGCAGGCGATCCGCCGCTGCTGACGCGACTGGGCACGGACGAACTGCTGCTGGGCGAGGTGCTCTGCGCCTTGCTGGGCGAGCAGTTTGACGCCCATAAGGTCAGCGACGCCGACGTGCGGAACAGCTTCGACGGGGGTACCTTGCTGCTGGCCCAGCAGGCGTTCTACGAGGAGCTGATCGATTTTTTCCGCAAACGCGGCCGGGCCGATCGCGCCCGCGCCGTGGAAACGCAGATGAAGCTGATCGCCAAAGCAGTCAAGGCCATCGAGGCGCGGATCGACCGGTTCGACCTCGACCAGGCGATCCATGGCGCGATGTCTGGTTCATCGCCGGATGCCTCGGCCTCGGCCCCGGCGACCTCGAGCGGCTGACGCTGCGGCAGCTTCTCTGGATGGCTGAAGGCCACGGCCGCGACGCGTGGGGCCGGATGTCCGTGCTCTGTGCCCTGATCGGCAACGCCAATCGCGATCCGAAGAAGGGACGGGCCTTCAAGCCGAGCGACTTTGACCCGTACGACAAGGAACACGCCGGGGGCGGCGAGGTGATCGAAGTCACCCCCGAAACCATCGGCACCCTCAAAGAGGCCTTCCTCCAACAGCAAGGCCGGAAAGGATTCTGAACATGGACTTCAACGGACTGATCGAAGGCGCGGGCAAGTTCCTCAACTCCGGCATCGGCTTCGCCCTGGTGTGGGCGGGCATGGTCGGCCTGTTCATGTGGCTGGCCAGCAAGTTCAACCCGTTCCAGGAGAAGTGGAAGGCCTGGGAAGGGTCGATCATCACCGGCATCAAGCTGGCCGAGAAGCAGGTGCCCAACGACACGCCCAACGCCGGGCTGGCCAAGCTGGACGCGGCGCTGCGCTTCGTGCTCAAGGCTTATGCCGACGCGAACAACGGCAAGCAGCCGTCCGCCAAGCTGGTCGAGGAGATCAAGCAAGGCATCCAGATCAAGCATTCGGACCTCGACCGCTTCGGCGGCCTGAGCAAGTCGAGCGCGTGATGAAGTGGGTGATCGCCATCCTGACCGCCTTCTTCCAGGCCCTCTTGCCGTGGGTCGCCAAGCAGCGGCCCACGGCGGAGGACGCCGACCCGGATCGGGAAACACGGGACAAGCTGCGCGACCGGATTCGCAAGCACTGGAGAAAGCCATGACGCTTTGGAAACGACTGATTCCATTCTTGCTGCCCATTCTGCTGCTGCCCGGCTGCATGCGCACGGTGTACGTCCCGCACGGCACGCCGGTGCGTCTGCGCGAGACGGTCAAAAACGTGAAGGTCTGGGTCAAAGACACCGACGGCGAACCGGTCGCGGGCCGCATGGACCTGTACGAGGGCTGGTACGCCTTGCCGTTGGAAGAGGACGAGTAGGTCATGCCCAGCGCCCGTGGCATTCGAGCAGGACGCGCGTTCGTCGAGCTTTTCGCCGACGACAGCAAGCTCGTGCGCGGATTGCGCCGGGCGGAAAAGCGTCTGAAAGCCTTTGGCGACCGCATCCGCAACTTCGGCTTGAAGATCGCGGGCCTTGGCACCGCCATGCTGACGCCGATGCTTGGCGCGGCCAAGGCGTTCAGTTCCATGGGCGACCAGGTCGCCAAGATGGCCAAGCGCACGGGCCTGTCGGTCGAAGCGCTGAGCGAGCTTCGCTTCGTCGCGTCGCAGACCGGCACCGAGTTCGAGTCGTTGGAGATGGGCTTCCGGAGGATGCAGCGGAGCATCTACGACGCGGGTCGCGGCCTGTCTACGGCAAAGGATGCGCTGGCCGATCTGGGCCTGCGTTTCGAGGACCTCGACGGCCTCTCGCCCGAGGAGCAATTCAAGCTATTGGGCGAAGCGATCAGCCGGATCGAAGACCCCACCAAGAAAGCCGCCATCGCCATGACGCTGTTCGGGCGAACGGGCACGAACCTGCTGCCGATGTTCGCGCGTGGGGCCAAGGGCATCGAGGAACTTCAGGAAGAAGCCCGGCGGCTCGGTCTGACGATGAGCACCGAGGATGCCAAGGCGGCGGAAGACTTTACCGACGCGCTCGATAAGCTCTGGAAGGTCGTCAAGATGGGTGTCTTTCGCGTCGGGGCGGCATTGGCCCCGGTGCTCCAGCGACTGACCGACACGATCACCGGCGTGGCCACCAAGATCAGCGCGTGGATCGACCAGAACCGCCAACTCATCGTCACCGTCATGCAGGTCGCCACCGCCATTCTCGCCGGTGGTCTAGCGTTGGCGGCATTGGGCACGGTCATCAGCGGATTGGGCAGCGCCCTCGGCGTATTGATTACCGTGGTCACCGGCGTGGCGACCGTGTTCAAACTGCTGGCCGGTGTCATCGCATTCCTGCTCTCGCCGATCGGCCTGGTCATCGCGGCCGTCGCGGCGCTTGGCGCGTATCTGGTCTATGCCACCGGCATGGGCGGCAAGGCGCTGACCTGGCTGGGCGAGAAGTTCAACGTGCTCAAGGAAGATGCGCTGACCGCCTATCAGGGTATCGCCGACGCACTGGCTGCCGGGGACATCTCTTTGGCGGCGAAGATTCTGTGGCTGACGCTCAAGATGGAGTGGACGCGAGGGATCAACTTCCTGGAGAAGGTCTGGCTGAACTTCCGCAACTTCTTCATTCGCATCGGCTACGACGCCTGGCATGGCTTGCTGGCGACCGTGGAGATCGTCTGGCACGCTCTTGAGGTCGGCTGGATCGAGACTGTGGCGTTCCTCGGCAAGGCGTGGACGAAGTTCACGTCGTTCTTCGCCCGCACGTGGCAGAACATGAAGGCGTGGGCGAAGAAGGCATGGACGTGGATCAAGGGGTTGTTTGACGACTCGACGGCTGAATCACGGGCTGCGACGTATGCCGAGATCGACCGCCAGCGTAATGAGGTCATCTCCAAGATCGACGACGCCGAGCAACGCGACCTTGCGCAGCGTGAGGCCGGCCGGCAGCGCAAGCGAGAGGAAGCCGCCCGTCTGCACGAGGCGACGCTGGCCGAGATCGGCCGGGAGAACCTCCGCAAGCACAGCGAGCTCGACGCCGAGTACGAACGCCGCATGGCCGAGAACGAATCCGACCTCGAAAAGGCCCGCAAGGAATGGCGAGACGCCATCGCCGAAGCCCGCAAGAAACGCCAGACCAAGGAGGCGGCCGATGCCGGCCCCGGCAAGCTCGACTCGGCTGACGACATCATCGCCAAGACCAACCGCGCCCTTGCGGGCATGGGCGATCTGCTGGCGGGCCAGGCCGCCAAGATCGGCTCGCAGGGCACCTTCGTTGCCGCCAATGTGCTGGGTCTGCAGGCCGGGGGCGTGACCGACCGCATGGCCAACGGCATCGACAAGATCGAGCGCAACACGCGCCCGCTTCGCAACGCGCAGGAGTTGAGCTTTACCTGATGGCTACCTTGACCGAAAAGATCGACAGCCGCGAGACCGTCACGGGCGAACGCCCGTCCGTGACGATGCACTACATCCTCGACGGCACCAGCGACGACATCACGGCCAAGACGTTGCTGCTCAATTCCACACCGACCATCTACGACGGCCTGGTCCGCGACGAGTGCACACTCGAACCCATCTTCGTCGATACGACCACGGGGGCGGGCAAGTGGGACTGCGCCGTCCGGTACGTCGCCCCGGAGTACCAGCCGCCGGAGGTCGGCGAGTCCAGCTTTGCCTTCGACACCGGCGGCGGCACACAGCATATCACCCAATCGCTGGCGACCGTCGGCAGCTACGGCGCATCGGGAGCCGCCCCGGACTTCCAGGGCGCGATCGGCGTCACGCACGACAACGTCGAGGGCGTGGACATCACCGTGCCGGTCTACAACTTCTCCGAGACGCACTACATCCCCGACGCCGACGTGAACAAAGCGGCGTACTTCTCGCTTACCGGTAAGGTCAACGACGCGGCATTCAAGGGCCTGGCCGCCGGTGAGTGTTTGTTCCTCGGGGCATCGGGCTCGAAACGCGGCGAGGAGGACTGGGAGATCACCTTCCGCTTCGCCGCCAGTCCCAACCGCACCGGGATCAGCGTCGGCAGCATTACCGGTATCAGCAAGAAGGGCTGGGAGTACCTCTGGGTCCGTTACGCCGATGTGGAGGACTCCGGTAGCAATACGCTGGTCAAACAACCCGTGGCCGCCTACGTCGAGCAGGTCTACGAGTATGGCAACTTCGCGTCGCTGGGGATCGGCACATGAGCGACGCGCTGCAAAAGGTCCAGTCCGGCCAGAAGCTCGTCATCCCGGCGGCGGCCTACAACTCCTTTATCGATGCGGCCGTCGATTACCGCCGTCGCACGGCCCAAATCGGTCAGAAAGCCGAGCCGTCGCAACGTCAGGCCAGCATCGTGCTTGTCCGTAACGACAGCGGCTCCGATCAGAATCGCCTGGCTGTGCTGGGTGTCGATGGGCCGATCATCGACCCAGCCGCCAATGAGGATGAGTTCAAGAATCGCGTGGCCTTGTCCTGCGTGACACCGGCCGAGAACACGCACGAGGGCAAGTTCGTCATCCTGGCTGAACCCATCGCTACCGGCAAGATCGGCCGCGCGTATGCCGCCGGTGTGTGCCCTGTGCAGATCGACGTGCCGGACGAGGATCACGAGTATCTCTTCGCCGAGATCGCCGATGGCACCACCGACAACCTCAAGGCTGCCCATTACGGCTCGGCTTCGATCCTCTGGCGCGAGGGCGGCACCGGCGTGCAGTGGGCCGTCGTGCGTCTGGGCAAGCTGATGCCGGTGCACATCTTCCCCGTGGACCTGACGCAGGTCGGCGGTTCACAAGGCGATGAGGCAAACCCGGCCACCTGGACTTACGACGTGCTGGACGTAACTACCGGCGACACGCTCGAAAGCGGTGTCGATCCGACCGCCGCCCCACACAAGTGGCAGCGCCCAAGCATCGGCTGGATGATCCCGGCGAACTTCGGCTATGCCCACTATCAATCGGATGGTGCCGGCGGATGGGACCTGGTGCTCGGTTGGATCAACGAGATGGTCGACCAGGAAGCCTGCGAGACGGCCGGCAGTTCGGCGTGAGGAGGACAGCGTGGGTGCACCTGGTAAATCGGTTGTGGTCGAAGGCGGGAAGCGCGGCGTGTTGCTGGGCGGTAAGTCGGCCGTCTACAACGCCGAGGAATCCTGCCCGGCCTGTTGCATCGAATTCTCGCAGACCTGGTCGTTCACTGACGTGGGCTTCATCGATGGTGGCCAGAACGGAGCGTATCGAGCCTATGACGATCCCAACGATGTGCCGGCCAGCCCGTGGACGATTCTCAACGGCGGCCTGGGCTTGCGGCTCGACTGGGAGGACGACAAGAATTGCCGCAACCACAACTACAACACCCAGACCGCCACGGCCACCGCCGAGATCATCGTGCCGCAAGACACGATCATGACCGTCACCTGGTCCGGCATGGGCGAAACGCAAGACCCCAACTACGAACTGATGAGCCTGTACGTCGACGGCGGCCTGGTCGGATCGGCTCACGCGCCCGGCGGCAAGCTCGGCTGCGCCGGCGGCATGGCCCCGGTCGTCTCGAACCCCGCTCCGCCGCAACAGGTCACGCTGACGCCCGGCACGCACACGCTGTTCATCAACGCCACGACCAACGACCCGCTCTACCACTTCGGAGCCTGGTATCGCTTCGACCTGACCTTCGAAGCAGCCCCATGAGGAAGGATGCCCCATATGTCAAAAACATTGATCCCGAAGATGAAAAAACGCTGCAAAGACTGCCCGCCGATGGTCGTCCCACCCCGCAGCTACACACCATCGCGACCGAGTTGTATCGAGTGTTGCGAAAAACATCTCGGCGCGGCCTACGTCCTGCTGACCGAACTGAACGACCTGCCGGATGACCCAACCGAGCGCCGCCAGGGCTTCTCCCGCCGCCTCCGCGCCATCGGCCACCTCTTCGAAGCCGAGGACGAGTCCCAGGAATGGCCCGAATTACACACCGTCATCCGCCAGGCCCGCAAGGTCTACCAGGCCAGCGGCACCATGCCCGACTGGGCATCCCTGGCCATTGCTATCTCCGTGGTTGTGGGGTCGTAACACACCGTCGAACAGCGATCTGACTTGTTCGCCGCGAAAGCTCTCTCGTGACGTTTGGACGCGCCGAGGTCGTCTCGCTTTTTGTCCGCCTCAAAAAAACTATTTGACACGGCACGGATCTTCCGCAATATTGGTCAGGTGATTTATCATCTGACCAATATTGCGGCCTAGCCAGGAGATACTGACTTGACCCAAAGCACCGAACCGGCGGCACTAATCCGGGAGGTCCGGGCGCGCCTCGGGCTCACCCAGGAGAAGCTCGCGGCCAAGCTGGGGGTGACGCTACCGACGATCAATCGTTGGGAAAACGGCCGGACGAAGCCATCACCGCTGGCGATCCAGAACCTGCGGGAACTGATCTCCAGCATGGGTGATGAGGGGAAGGACCTGATGGCTGGGTTCTTCCCGCCCAAAGGCCGAACAGGTAAAGCAAAGTGACCGCCGGCAAACTGACTTGAAGGAAGCAGGTACTGAAATATGGCAACGAACAACCAGCAATCGGACCAGACCTCCATCATCAGTGCCAGCGAACTCGGCGTTGATCCGGAGGCCCTCTGGCAGACGGCGGACAAGCTTCGCGGCTCCATCGACGCCGCTGAATACAAGCACGTCGTCCTCGGCCTGATTTTCCTCAAGTACATCTCCGACGCCTTCGAAGCGCGGCGAGCGAAGCTGGCCGAGGAGCTCAAGGCCGACGGCATCGAAGGTCAGCAGGCCGAGAAACTGCTGGAAAGCCGAGACGAGTACACCGCAGAGAACGTCTTCTGGGTGCCGCCGGAGGCTCGATGGGGCAACATCCAGAACCAGGGCAAGCAGCCGAACATCGCCAAGCTCATTGATGATGCGATGTACGCCATCGAGCGCGACAACCCCAAGCTCAAGGGCAAGCTGCCCCGCGACTACGCCCGGCGCGGTATCCCCGCCGAACGCATGGGCGGCCTGATCGACCAGATCGCCTCCATCGCCATCGGCACCGATCAGGCTCGCGCCAAGGATGTGCTCGGACGAGTCTATGAGTACTTCCTCGGCAAGTTCGCCGCCGCAGAGGGCAAACTGGGGGGCGAGTTCTTCACGCCGCGCTCCGTGGTCCGCCTGCTTGTCGAGATGATCGAACCGTATGAGGGCCGCGTCTATGACCCGTGCTGCGGCTCGGGCGGCATGTTCGTGCAATCGGAGAAGTTTGCCGAAGCGCACGGCGGCAATCAGCGCGACATCTCCATCTTCGGCCAGGAGTCCAACCCGACCACCTGGCGGCTGGCGCACATGAACCTCGCCATCCGAGGCATCGAGGCCAATCTCGGCGAGCAGCCCGCCGACAGCTTCGTGCGCGACCTTCACCCCGACCTCAAGGCCGACTACATCCTGGCCAATCCGCCGTTCAACGTCTCGGACTGGTCCGGCAAACTGCTCCGCGACGACGTGCGCTGGAAGTTCGGCGTCCCGCCGGTCGGTAACGCCAACTACGCCTGGATTCAGCACTTCATCCACCACCTCGCCCCACCCAACGGGCGCGGCGGCGGCGTGGCGGGCTTTGTCATGGCCAACGGCTCGCTGTCGTCGAACACCGGCGGCGAGGGTGAGATTCGCAAGAACATCATCGAAGCCGACCTGGTCGATTGCATCGTCGCCATGCCCCCGCAGTTGTTCCTGACGACGGGCATTCCCGTCTGTCTCTGGTTCATCAGCCGTGACAAGACGGGCAAGAATGTCAAAGGCCGCGACGAATCCGGCCGGATCACCAAGGGCGGCGGTCGCGACCGGCGCGGGCAGACGCTGTTCATCGACGCCCGGCAAATGGGCACGATGGAAACACGCACGCTGCGCGTTCTGTCCGGTGTGAACGGATTTCCCGCACCGCCCGACAGCGACATCGGCCGGATCGTCCGCACCTACCACGCTTGGCGCGGCGAGGCCGACGCCGGAGACTACGAGGATATCCCCGGCTTCTGCAAGTCCGCCGCGCTCGACGACATCAAGAAGCATGGCTACGTCCTGACGCCCGGCCGCTACGTCGGCGCAGCCGAAGTGGAAGACGACGGCGAACCTTTCGACGAAAAGATGCAGCGGCTGACCGCCGAACTTCAGGAGTGCTTCTCCGAGTCCGACCAACTCGAAATCCGGATCAAGACGAATCTGGAGGGGCTGGGTTATGGTGCGTGATTGGCAAGAGACCACCTTGCAGGGAGTTTTGTCGTTCTCTAACGGCCAGTCTAGTCCAGAACGTACAGACAAGGGACCCTATCCTGTGTTTGGTTCAAATGGGCTGATCGGATACTCAGACCGGCCGAACTCTGGAACCAACACTATCATAATCGGACGAGTGGGATCGTACTGCGGGTCTTTACATTTCAGTAAAGAATCTTGCTGGGTTACTGATAATGCGATTCGAGCTATCGCTATTGGGGAGAACAATTCGAGATTCTTGTTCTATTTGCTTAAGGTGCTTAATCTTCATCAATGGCGAGGCGGTTCTGGCCAACCTTTGCTAAACCAGAGAACACTGAACGTCATACCAACGGTAATCCCCGAACCCACAGAACAAGAGCGAATCGCTGAGATTCTCGGCTGTCTTGACGACAAGATCGAGTTGAATCGGCGGATGAATCGGGCGTTGGAGGCGATGGCGCGGGCGATCTTCAAGGCGTGGTTCATCGACTTCGAGCCGGTCAAGGCCAAGACCGCTGGCGCAACCAGTTTCCGAGGCATGCCCCAGGACGTCTTCGACCAACTGCCCGACCGACTCGCCGAAACCGAACTCGGGCTCGTACCCGCCGGATGGGAAGTGGCAACTCTCGGGGATGTCGTCATGGAACGTAAAGAGCGTGTAACGCCATCATCGGAAACCCGCATGATGCCCTATGTTCCTATCGATTGCATCACGAGCCAGTCAATCTGGCTGGAGTTAAGTAAGAGCGGCGAAGAGGCTAAGAGCAGTCTCGTGCGATTCGATGAGAATGACATTCTATTTGGAGCGATGCGGCCATATTTTCATAAAGTGTGCTTAGCCCCGTTCTCCGGAACCACGCGCACAACGGCTTTTGTTTTGCAGCCAGGAAGCGAGGCTGACCTCAGCTTCACACTCTTGCTCTTGAGCGAGAAATCGACCATTGATTTTGCCACGCAGCACTCAGTGGGAAGCACAATCCCCTACGCCAAATGGGATAACTCGCTTTCAACGATGCCTATTGTTCTTGCCCCCAAGGAAGTGCGCGAAGGGTTCCACGTTGTTGTGTGGCCATTTCTTGAACGAATGAAGCGGGTGTATTTCGAGAATAACATTCTTTCGGACATCCGCGATGCGCTGCTGCCGAAGCTGATCTCCGGCGAACTCAGAGTGCCTGGTGGCGAGGGGGTGAACGATGGCAGATAGCGCAACCAGCACGCCCACACTGCTTCCGGCTTGCCAGGAGCTGCTGGACTCGCATCCTGAGTCTCTACGCATCCGCGAGCAGGTCGAGGCGTTGGAAGAAGCGATGCCGGATCGGCCCGGTGTCGTCGTGTCCTTCTGCAAGACGATCATCGAGACGACCTGCAAGACGATCCTCGCCGATCGTGGTGTTGTCGTCGATGTCACTTGGGAAGCGCCCAAGCTCGTGTCCGAGGCGATGAAATACCTCAATCTTGGACCGAGCGACGATGGCGGGGTGGACGCGCGGTTGCGCAATGGAGCGGAGAGTCTGGTTCGAGGGCTGAACCAGATCGTCTCGGGCATCGCGGAGATCAGAAACGCCCATGGCTCGGCCGCTCACGGAGCGGACGCCTACTCTCCATTGCTCGACTCGCGGTATGCCGAGATTCTGGCTCGGGCGACCGATGCCGTGGTGGGTTTGCTGTTCAAAACCCACCTCAGTTCGGCCCAGCGCGATCCGCTTGACCGATTCCGATATGGCGAACATCCTGATTTCGATGAGTTCATCGACAACGGATTCGGTCCATTCGAGGTTCTGGATGTGCAGTTGACGGCGAGCGAGGCCTTATTCCGAACAGACTTCCTGGCGTATCGAGCCGCACTGATTCAGTTCAGGCAGGAACAGGAAGCTGCCGCAGACGGCGAAGCCGAGGAGGTCGCGGAATGAACGAAAACGTCGTAGAACAGGCCGCGCTCGGATGGCTTGAGTCGTTGGGCTTCGACATCCACAAAGGAGCAGACATCTCGCCCGGAGCGGAAACCCCGTTGCGGACAGACTACGAGCATGTGGTGTTGGAGCCACGCCTGCGTGCGGCGTTGCGGAAGATCAACGACCGTCTTCCGGAGGACGCCATCGAGCAGGCGGTGCGGGTTGTTACCCGTCCGCCCGAGCCGACGTTGGAGCAGAATAACCGCTGGTTCCACCGGCTGCTAACCGACGGCATCGACGTGGAGTACCGCACGGCCGAGGGCGAGACGCGCGGTGACAAGGCTTGGCTGGTGGACTTCGCCAATCCGGCAAGGAATGACCTGCTGGTGGTGAACCAGTTCACCGTCAAGTGCGGCAACCATACCCGCCGAGCCGACTTGGTGGTCTTCCTCAACGGTCTGCCCATTGTGGTCGCCGAACTGAAGGACCCGACCGACGAACAGGCGGACCTCTGGAAGGCATACCGACAACTTCAGAACTACAAGCAGCACATCCCGTCGCTATTCATCTACAACGAGTTGCTGGTCATCAGCGACGGCGACTCGACCCGGGTCGGCTCGCTGACGGCGGGGACGGACCGGTTCTCGCCGTGGCGGTCTATTGAAGATTGCCGTCAGCCCGGCCGGCCGCATCTGGAAACGCTCATCAAGGGTTTGTTCGAGCCGACGCGGCTGCTGGACTACCTGCGGCATTGCGTGACTTTCGAGGAAGATGACCGGACCGGCGAGATCGTTAAGAAGATCGCCGGTTACCACCAGTTCCGGGCGGTGCGCAAGGCGCGTGCGTCAGTGAAAAAGGCACTCAAGCCACCTACCGGCGAGGGCGACGGACGCGGTGGGGTGATTTGGCACACCCAGGGTTCAGGCAAGAGCCTCACGATGCTCATGCTGTCCGGAGCGCTGATCGGCGACGAGCAACTGGCCAACCCGACCATCGTCATGGTGACGGATCGTAACGACCTGGACGGACAGCTCTTCGGCACTTTCGCAGCCGGTCGTGCGTTGCTACGGCAGGAACCGGAACAGGCTGAGAGCCGGGAAGACCTGGCCGCCCGGCTGAACCGGGCATCGGGCGGCGTGGTGTTTACGACGATCCAGAAGTTCGAGGAGCGAGGCGGCCCGGTCAGTGAGCGGTCGAACATCGTGGTCATGGCCGACGAGGCCCATCGCAGTCAATACGGGTTCCTCGATGGCGGCGCACGCTGGATGCGCGACGCGATCCCGAACGCCACGTTCGTCGGGTTCACGGGCACGCCCCTGGAACGCGACGACCGCAGCACGCCGGCCGTGTTCGGTGACTATGCGGATATCTACGACATCCGCCAGGCCATCGAGGATAACGCCACCGTTCCGATCTACTACGAAATGCGGCTGGTAAAGCTCCTGCCGGATGAGGAGGGCATCGCCGAAGCCGAACGGAAGATCAATGCCGCCGCCGAGGCCGACAAGGAAGGTCGCAGTGTCCCAGATGATATCGAGGTTCCGCTGGCCGAACTGGTCGGGGCACGTGAGCGACTGAAACTGGTCGCCCAGGAGATCGTCGAACACTTCGAGAAACGCCGAGAGGTGATCGAAGGCAAGGCGATGGTAGTCTGCATGAGCCGCAACATCTGCATGGACCTCTACGATGAGATCGTGGCGTTGCGAGCCGACTGGCATGCGGATGAAGACGATGCCGGTTTTGTGAAGGTGGTGATGACTGGATCGGCAGCCGAGGGCGAACGCATCGCGCAGCACGCACGGACAAAGGGGCGGCGAGAGTCGCTGGCTCGCCGGTACAAGGACCCGGAAGATGACCTGCGGCTGGTCATTGTCTGCGACATGTGGCTGACCGGTTTTGACTGCCCGCCGATGCACACGATGTATCTGGACAAGCCACTGGCTGGACACAACCTGATGCAGGCGATCGCGCGGGTCAATCGCGTGTTCGGTGACAAGCCCGGCGGCGTTGTTGTGGATTTCCTCGGTATCGCCGATCAACTCCGTGATGCAGTGCAGACGTACACGCAGGCCGGCGGCGAAGGCAGCCCCGTCGAGGAAATTCAGGACGAGGCAGTCCCGTTAATGCAGAAGCATTACGAAGCACTGCGTGACTTCTTCAACGGTTTCGACTACAGCGGATTCGCCGAGGGCTGCGAGGCTGGCCAGTTGCGCGCGGTAACCACCGGTGCGGACTATGTCTTTGAGCAGGAGGACGGTAAGCGGCGGTTCATGACGATGGTGGCTGCGCTTTCCAAGGCCTTTGCTTTGTCTGTACCCCGCCGGGAGACGGAGGCCATTCGAGATCACCTTGCCTACTTTCAGGCCGTGCGGGCAGCGATTCGTAAGCGTCTGGCGGACGACGGGCCGCCACCACCTCCCGATGCACGAGCGGCAGTGCGTCAGGTGATTTCAGGCGCGATCGCCTCTGACGGTGTCATCGACCTTTTCCAGGCTGCCGGCTTGCCTGAACCGAACGTTGGTATCCTTTCCGAGGATTTTCTGGAACGGCTGGCGGCGCTGCCACATAAGAATTTGGCGTTGGAAACGCTGCGGAAGTTGCTCAATGACCAGATTCGTGGCCGCGAGCGCGTGAACATCGTGCAGTCGCGGACCTTCCGCGAATCGCTGGAGACGACGCTGACACGGTACACCAACAGAGCGATCACGACGGCACAGGTTATTGAAGAGTTGATCGGCTTGGCTCGTGAGATTCGAGAGGCGATCCACCGCGGCGAGGAATCGGGAATGGCCGAGGATGAGGTTGCGTTCTATGACGCCCTGGCGGATAACGCCTCGGCGCGCGAAGTAATGCAGGATGACACGTTGAAATTGATCGCGCGTGAACTCGCCGACCGGATCAGGGCGAAGGCCTCTCTGGACTGGACTCAACGTGAGACAGTACGGGCAGACATGCGGCGAACGGTTCGACGACTCCTGACCAAGTATGGGTATCCGCCTGATGCTCAGGAGTCCGCAACGCAATTGGTCATCCGACAAGCAGAGCTGATGGCGGAAGGCATCGTGGACAATTGAAGAGGCGGCGATCATGACAGGACAGTGGCTGGGCATTGTATAGGAACAGTCACGACATCCTCGAAGACAAGGGCAAGGAGATCGCCGAGGCACTGGCGGTGCTGCGAAACGAGATGAAAGTATGACCGACAAACGACCACAGACGATCCAGTTCTTCCTGCCGCAGGGCGAACCGCGGGGAATCCGCATTGCCGACATCACGACGCGGATCGTCCAGGCCGTACTGGTGCCGCGCAGCAAGCTGTCCGAGGCGGCGAAGCGCGAGGAACTGAAAAGCGTCGGCGTGTACTTCCTATTCGGCGAACCCGAGGAGGCCGCCAAGCCGGTCGTCTACATCGGCGAGACCGAGGACTGCTACGCGCGATTCGGATTGCACAATCGGAACAAAGACTTCTGGCACACGGCCGTGGCCATCGTTTCCAAGACCGGCAGCTTCACCAAGGCCCACGCGAAGTACCTCGAATGGCACTGCATCAAGAAGGCCAAGGAGGTCGGCCGGTTCTCGCTGGACAACGCCAACGAGGGCGGCCAGCCGTTCGTTACCGAGCCGATGCTGGCTGACCTGATGGATGCCTTCGATACGCTGAACATCCTGACTTCGGCACTGGGATTCCCGCTGTTCGAGCCGCGACCGCAAGCGACCGATACGGACGTGTTTGTCCTCACCGGCAAGGATTGCGAGGGCCGTGGCCAGCTCGTCGAGGACGGCTTCACCGTCTTCGCTGGCTCCAAGGGCCGCAAGCAAGTGACGCCCTCAGCTGGGAAGTGGGTCCAGGCCACACGCGAGGAACTCCTGGCCAGCGGTGTCCTGGCTGAGGACGGCAACCAACTCGTCTTCAAGGAAGACCACACGTTCAAAACACCCAGCGGCGCAGCCGTGACCCTCCTGGGACGCCCATCCAACGGCTGGAAGGAATGGAAGAGTAAGTTCGGCGGAACGCTTGATGAGGTAAAGCGTCAGCCATCTGGAACAACCGATACTGAAACACAATGAGCCCACCGCGGCCTAATGAGCAAAGGGATATGTCATGAAACTGACTGGCTTGCAGATTCAGATGTTCAAGTGCATTCTGGATTCAGGGTGGATTAACGTGGATCCCTTGACAGTCTTGGTTGGCAAGAACGAAGCGGGGAAAACATCCATATTGAAAGCGCTTCATAAGCTGAATCCATTCACGCCCGATCCATATTCGATACCAGTGGAATGGCCTCGTGCCCACCGAGACAAACGGTCAGAGGACCAGGTGGTATGCACTGCAGAATTTGAACTGTCTGATCACGAGGTCGAGGATCTTCGACAACTCGCAGCAAAGGACGTCAACATATCTCACATCAAGGTAACGAAGGATTACGCTGGCCGCATAGAGGTGTTATTCCCGGACGGTCTTTTCCCGGACAACTTGCATCCGAATGACATTGACGCGATCTGTGCAGAGTTGCCCGAAGTTCCTCAACCGACAAACGCGGAATTTAGTCAAGCTGCCAACGAGTGCCGCGAGGAGGTTATTCGCCTTGCAAAAGAAGGCCGTTACTCGGATCTCGCCTCCTGTGGCCAAACCCAGCAACAGCGACTAGAGGTATTGCGCAGTCCAGGCGACCAGAATCCACAGCACCAGAATGAGCAGACTTTTATCAGTCAGCACGTAGCCGCGATGGAGCAAATTCAATCGCAGTTGAATGACACTCCATCCATTCAGGAGAATGCGCACGACTATGTCGTGTCCCACTTGCCGACTTTCGTCTACATGGATGAGTATCGTAGCTTTGTGGGCACGGCCCTGCTGGACCAGGTGCAGCAGCGTCGCGAGCAGAATAAGGCCACAGATGAAGACAAGACGTTGATGACGATTTTGTCCTTGGCCGCACTTGACCTCGATGCTCTTGTGAAATCGGGGCAAGTAGCTAATAGAGAAGAGCGACAGCTTGATCTCGCAGACGGTGCTGCCACCCTGACCAAGAAGATTGCCAGCCACTGGAAGTCACTTCGTTACCAAGTCCAGTTCACGGCTGACGGTCAGGAGTTCATCACTTGGGTTAAAGACCCCAAGGATAAAGCACTCGTGAAGCTTGAAGAACGGTCACGTGGGTTCCAGTGGTTCTTCTCATTTGACCTCATGTTGATGCACGAGACAAAGGGAACAATGAAGGACTGCGTGATTCTTCTTGATGATCCGGGACTTCATCTTCATCCAATGGCGCAACGAGACCTCCTAGAGCGACTTGCGGACTATGCCTCTGGAAACACGCTGATCTACACAACTCATCTGCCATTTATGATCGACCTTCAGGAACCTCAGCAGATTAGAGTGATCAGCGAAACCGAACACGGTACGACTGTGAGTGAAGACCTTACATTGTCTCAGCCGGACGCAAAGCTGACACTACAAGCGGCACTTGGAATGAGCGGGTCAACGAGTTTCCTGGTCGCACCCAGGAACTTGGTGGTTGAAGGTGTTCATGATTATTGGGTTCTCACACGGTTGGCCTCACTTCTCGAACGATCTGGAGAGGACGCGTTGCCAGCGGATGTGATGATCACCGCCGCAGGAGGAGCGCAGGAGGTGACCTACATTG